GGATTTAGCAGAGCAAACTTTGCCAAGAACGGATAATATGTTTGAATTTATAAAACAAGAACTAACAGAAGCACGTTTATTCAAGTACCCAGAAAATCTTGAAGGACGCGATGCTCGTGCCTTGGGGCAACTGTTGTTTGCTTGTTTACTCACGCTGGAAGTACTCAGATACGAAAACGAAAGTCAAGCCTACAATTATGCAATGAAAACTCTGGCGTTTGGTGATTTTGATCACATGCGATCATCCAGCACTGATCTAGCAAATATAATTTCTGTCATGGGCAACCAGGACAAGTTCAAAGACCAGTTAAAAATCAGCACAGGAATATATGCGCCGTTATTGCAAATAAAAACCTATCTGCGAGCCTACTTATATGGTGGCGACAGTCACAGCAGAGATCGACAGTTTTTAATTGCAGTAGAGCGTGATCTTGGTATTTCTAGCTATGAATTACGCACCGCAAGGCGCATTATTAGCAACTGGGACTCTAGTGATCGCGGTGACAAGAGCACTGCGTATTTTGCGCTAAAGCGAGAGTTTCAGCGTAACGGAACACAAATAGATCTTTGGAGAGTGTTCCAACAATTTTACGGTGCTTACTAACCCTTTTTTTGCTGAAATCATAAATATTTACAAGTGCAAATGCACTACATTATAGGAGAAAAAAATGGCAATCGGAGTTTCTAAATTAACAGCAGGTGGTGTACAGCGTTATGTAAACGTAGGTACAGTTGGTGCCCTAAACGGTACAGCCGGCACACAAGTAGGCGCAAGCCTAAAGTTTTTCTTGATCACAGTCAAGGATGTTTCTAATGCCGCAATCGACCTTCGCGCAGAAGACGATGCAGACAACGAAGTGTTTGAAGCAGTTGTTCGTGCTCTACCACAAGGTTTGCTAGCTTACTTTGCAGCCAATGCAAACACTGGTGTTATCAGTGCTATTGTTGACGGTGTTAATGCACCAACAGCAACAGAACTACGTGACAAAATTCGTGCATTGGGTATTTCAGTTGGTGCTAACACCGTTGACGTATCTGGTACTACTGTCACAGAAGGCACAAGCTTCACAGTAGCTTAATTAGTTTAATTACTAAAACAAGAAGGCACTTTCATAGTGCCTTTTTTGTTGGCGGTAAATATCTACATGGGAGAACTGCAATTTTTTACGGCGTGGACCTTGGTAGATATCACTGCTACCGGAGTCACTCGTGACCGCCCAGGTCAAGAGTATGTGCGTAACCAACAGCGTAATTGGGAAACAGTACTCCAGTGTATAGGACTGCGTAGTCAACCTATACAGATTGACGGACCACACAAGTTTGACACAGACGATTTATCCTGGTTGAAGTTTGGAGAGATGTATGCTAGTCAACAGACCAACAATGTGTGGATGTTTAATTTTGCAGTAGAACACCACGATGTTTTTTGTGATGGAGACAATCCAACTGGATTGTTAGAAAATATATTTGATCAAGTGCCTGTAATCAATGGACTTGACGAAACTGCACGATTCATACTTCCGATCTTTTACACCTCGGGTGCGATAAAAAACATATATTTTACTCCGGGCCGAATTGATGTAAATAAGTTATAATGATGCGTTAGGCACCATATTATGGCAATTTTATTAAGGCAATACACAGGCTCAAATCAAAGCATCGCACCCATAAGGAGCGACCGAAAGTGTCCACGAATATAGAAAAACAGAGCCTTGAAGCCCACGTCGAACTGTGTGCGGAAAGGTATGAAAAGTTGGAAAACAAACTAGAGAATGTAGAGAAGAAGGTAGAGAAACTTGAAGAACATATTCTGTCTATCAAAGAAACTCTGGCCGGCTCTGGCGACAAACAAAGCAAACAATTGATTGCTATCGGAACAGCAATCGTGTCAGTGCTGATCACTGGCTTAATCACCGTTATTGTACATCTAGTTAACAAATGAAAATAATCGAATTACTCAACAATCTGCGTGTGCCTGTTACCAACGAGGAACAGGATGTGTTGGGTAAATTTCGTACTGAAAAAATTATCGCTCGCGGCGATCTGACTGAACGCGAGATTGTAGTCGCCAATCAACTAGTCAACAAAGACGTGCTATATCGAAAGAACGCAAATGGCGAAATCACCTACCAAAAGAAATCAAGAACTTAAGAAAAAGGCTCGGGCACTAGCTGAAGAAGCAGTGGCCCAAGACCTCATCTACACCTATTTAAACTGGTGGACACGTAAACAAGTAGATCAACTGGTACACACAGGCAATCTAGTTATCATGCCAGCAGACAATGGATACATGCTGGGTAAACATCAAATCATCAACAATCAAAATGACGGGTGGACAGTGCTAAATCAACACGATGATATATTGGGTTATTTTAGTACCTGTCAAACTGCTGTATTGTACAGTCTGTTTGAACAAAAACATCTATACTCTCGTAGCAATGTTCTTAAAATATGTGACCACGAGGTTATTAAATTAGATAACAATGTTCGATACTTCCGTCATAAGTACAAACATGCCATCGCAAATGGGCAAGGATTCAAAGCAGATCTATGGGAAGCTAGACTTAGTGATAGCGTACCCAAATTAGAACACGCCAAAGATGAGTTGCAAAAATTAGTGATTTCGGCTAAATATATGAAAGTTTGGGACAACGACCATGAGACTGCAAGAATTAGGAAGTAAGGCTTACGCCTCTAAAAAAATTAACCGTGTCAATGAAAGCCGCTTTGGTTTTAGCATTGACTATAATAAACTGACCGTGCCTAAAGCTCAACAGCTTAGTCGCGCACTAGGCGAAAATTTAGACAAACTTCGCCGTAGCCATGGCGCACACTCAGCAGAGAAAAATCCAAAGTACATGGAACTGCTTATGGTACGTGAAGGCTTGAACCGCTGGCTTGATCAGCGCCGTTCGCTTAACGAAAGCGAGATGGGCAAGTCGGAAGCTATTCTGGCCGCTAAGGACATGGTAGACAGCATCCAAGACATGATCGAAGATGTTAGCCGTATGCAAAATGAACAACTACCTGCATTGATTGACACTATTCGCGATCAAATTGGCATGGAACAAGCAGAGTCCTTTAAAGGTTCTGTTGGTAACGTGCTGTCAGGTATCTTGACACAACTAACATCTGCTCGTGAACAAACAGACGCAGCCGCACGTGGACTTGCTGGTGAAGCACCAGCTGGTGGTATGGCTATGCCTGGCGCCGCTCCAATGCCTGGCGCCGCTTCTGCAATGGGAGAGCCTAGCGACATGGACGCAGGTGATGAATTTGCAGCCACTGATGCAGCCGCAGGCGGCGAAGCTGACCTAGGTCGCGAACAGCGTTAATTTACATGCTAATACGAGAGTTTTCAGGCGAGCATGATAGCGACGCGAAACTCGTGTCTGTGCTAGAGTTTTTGCGTAACCGCGCACACAACAAAAAACTCACTCCTACAATTGGTACACCAAGTTTAATCAACATGGTAAAGAACCTAGGTGGTAGTGAGTTTTTCAATTACGAAAATCTTGAAGCGGCACAACAACGTAACCCAACCGTTGGCGCATTGATCAAAAGTCTGGACAGAGAAAAAATTACTCTACAACCATTTGGTGATGAATTGGATGCCAGCGAAGTTGAACAAGCTGAAGCAAACAAAGAAAAAACCTCAACCCCAAATCCAGAAAAAACTGTTGACTCAATGGCCAAACGTGCCCTCAGCAAGCGTTCGTAATTACTTGACAATCTGTATTAAATACTGTATATTACAGTAAGGAGTATTTGCTATGGCATATTCAGAAAAAGTAATCGATCATTATGAAAACCCACGCAACGTAGGCAGCTTCCCAAAAGACGAAGCCGGTGTTGGCACAGGTATGGTAGGTGCTCCAGCATGTGGTGACGTAATGAAACTACAGATCAAAGTTAGCCCAGAGGGTATTATTCAAGATGCAAAATTCAAAACATACGGCTGTGGATCAGCAATCGCAAGCAGTTCACTCGTCACAGAATGGGTCAAAGGAATGCACATTGACCAGGCGGCAGCTATTAAAAACAGTGAGCTCGCCGAGGAGTTGGCTCTTCCACCTGTTAAAATCCATTGCTCAATCCTCGCCGAAGACGCAATAAAAGCCGCGATAGCAGACTACAAAGAAAAAAATGATCTCGTTAACTGAACGAGCCGCTGAGAAAATTTTAAAAAGTATTCAAAAACGCGGCAAAGGTGTTGGCATTCGTATTGGTGTGAAAACTACCGGTTGCTCTGGCATGGCTTATGTGTTAGAATACATGGATACTGTGCCCGTGACTAGAGACTGGTTCAAATACGAAAGTCATGGCGCAACAGTATGGGTAGACGGAAAAGATTCTGTGTACCTAGGTGGTCTCGAAGTTGACTTTGTGCGTAATGGCTTGAACGAAGGCTTTGAATTTTCCAACCCTAACGAACGTGACCGCTGTGGATGCGGGGAAAGTTTTCGAGTATAAATGATTATCAAAAAATATGACTATGCGCCAATCAGCAGAACAACTGTGGATGGCAAGCGACACTATTGTCTTCCAGATGGTGCCAAAGTACCCAGCGTTACAACAATCCTAGATCGGACCAAAAGCGAAGAAAGCAAGGCAGCTCTTGCCAACTGGAAGAAGCGTGTGGGTGAACAGCAAGCACAGCAGATTGTAACCGAAGCCGCAAATCGTGGCACACGTATGCACGCCTACCTGGAACAGTTTATCCTCAGTGACGATTTGAAAGAATTGCCCACAAATCCATTTGCACAACCCGCATGGTTCATGGCAGCAGAAGTTATCCTCAAAGGACTATGCAACGTAGACGAGTTTTGGG